CAGGGATAAGGTTCGCGCCCCAAAGATCGCCGCCCGCTGCGCGATCTGCCGCACATTTCTTTCCGTGGCCGCATCGCGCGCTGGCGGCCGATCAATGAGGTTTGCATGACTGCTTATCTGATATCGCTTGCGGTCGTGAGTCTGATCGCCATTGCATTGCTGGAGGCGGCATGAGCGCCGAGATCATCCAGTTCATCCCGCGACCGCGCCAGGATCGCGTCCAGACGGACTTTCCCACAATCGCATTTCGTTCGGCGTCGCCCGATCCCGATACGGATCACGCGGACACGGCTCCGAGTGAATATCTCCCGTCCGATTGGCAGGAGAAGTAGGGTGGCGAAGACGATTACACAGATCCGCTCGCTTGCGAGGAGCCATACGAGAAGCGCGATCAACGTGTTGGTCGGTGTGATGCGATCGACCAGCGCAACCCCGGCTGCCCGGGTCTCCGCCGCCAATGCCATCCTCGATCGCGGCTGGGGCAAAGCGCCGCAGGCGATCGAGAACGGCGACGGCGCGCTCGAGCTTGTGCACCGCATTGAACGGATCATCGTCGAGCCTGAGGTGGTTGAAGGGGAAGAGACTTGAGCGCCGCCGGGCGTCGCGACTGGGCCGTGTCGCTTTGTCGAAGCTCACCCCGGCACGTTCAATCACATCTGTGAGAGGTCGGACGACTTCGCCGACGCTCGCCGGGTTCCAACGGAGCCGCTCTACCTGCGTGCTCGACAGCATGCTATCAATCACGACGTGTTCAGGCGGAGTAGCCGCCACGGCGCGGGCCAATGTGGGTCATTGAGAATCTTGTTGGGCTGTTCCTCTCCTTTGTTGTGGATGTGATCGGATACACCGCAGCTCGGCTCATTTTGCCCGCCGTCTCCTTGGGACATATACAGTCGCGGCGTACAGCCGTGACGAAGAAGAGTTCGGTTGGCTTGGCGGCCGGCGTGACGGCCCTGGACGGTTGATGCTTGGGGCAGGCATCGCGAGCGGAACAGGGCTTCTGATTCGCGCGCTTTATCTGGCTGCGGTATAATGGTTCGTTGGGTGATGTAGCGATGGCTCTGGTAATAGTTGCGATCTTCGATCTGATTTGGCTTGGGGCCGGCTATGCCGTCGCTCGGCTAGTCTTGCCTCTTGTCTCGTTCGGCAAAGTCCGGGCTGCTCCATTCGAATCTGATGGATTCAATTGGTTCGGCTGGAGGCGCAATGAAGTCGGTTGCCTGGAAATCAAGGCCACGCTCGCTGCTTTGGTCGGCTTGTTGATCTGCTGCGCCGGCCTTGCGGTAGCTCTGTATTTTTCCCATTGATCAGTGCGCATTTTGGCGAATGGATCGCGTGGGCCGTCGTCCGCAGAAGCCGCCGCACGTAGGTTCGCAGCCTCCGTCCTGACTGCGTAACTCGAGGCTCCGACGATTTTCGAACGAGTGGCCAACTTCCAATAGAGCGTACTCAGCAGATCGCGCATGCGCGAGCCAGTTCGATTGGCTTCACGCTGATACTTCAGATTTCTATGGAGATCGAATATGTCCAAATTGCCTGCCAAGATGGGCAGAGGAGCGTCGACATGGTTGGCGGCTCAAGCCATTGCCAATGAAATCATGAAGGTGAGTACCAACCGCGATGAACCGTATGTCGATCGAATCAAGCGGGAGTTCAATCTTCACGATTATTCTCAGGCGCGGGCTCTCTATGACTCCGATCCGTCATATTGGGAGGGGCTCTATGGCAACGATCCACTGAACTCCAGCCATCATCCCGCCTTCCCGCCGTCTAGTTTGTTACCACGCGTCGGGACAGCGCGGGATCCGCGCTACAACTATCTCAATCCGGAGCCAACGAATGCCGGCGCATTCGGTCGTTTCGGTACCGGCCGGCAATTTTCGCCTGGATCAGCGTCGTCGTCGCAACCGCTCTACGAGACGCAATCATTCGTCGCACCACCTGACAGTCCTTGGCAGGCTTCGAGGAGCGATGGACCGCCTCCTCGTCGTCTCGTTCGTGTCCCGGTCTCAGGCGAGGAGCAAAATGCGTTCGAGGCTGGAGCGCCGGCTGTGCCGTTCGCTCCGCGAGGCTCGATGCCTCGCCCCGGCCCGCTCGCTTCGTTCGAAGAGCGCTTTCCAGCGTCCGCTCCGCCGGCGGGTACGCCTTCGGACGCGATGAGGCCGCTGAGCCCTTTCAGCGGACAGCCCATGCGATTTCTGCCTCCGTCGGTCTTTGGCTTTCCTGAAGAGTCCGAGGTTCCGGAGACGAATTTCGACGATTGGCTTGCCGGCCGGATCCGGCCGCGTCCTCGTCAGTGACGGTTCACGGCCGACGATCGTCGAGGACACCGCCCGGCGCAGACCCGTTTGCCTATCGAGAGCAGCCTTGTCGATCCTGAGAATTCCAACCGCAAAAGTGTTCGAGCCGTTGTTGCAGCCCGCGCGCTACAAGGGGGCATTTGGCGGCAGGGGCTCCGGCAAATCTCACTTCTTTGGCGAGCTTCTGGTCGAGATGTGCCAGGCCGAACGCGGCACGCTCGCGGTCTGCATTCGCGAGGCGCAGCGGACGCTCGCGCAATCTTCCAAGCGATTGATCGAGGGCAAGATTGCGTCTCTCGGCATCGGTGCGGGCTTCAAGCTCTATTCCGACAAGATCGCCGCGCCCGGCGATGGCGTGATCATCTTCCGGGGCATGAAGGATCATACGGCCGACTCGATCAAAAGCCTCGAGGGGTTCAAGGTCGCGTGGGTTGACGAGGCGCAGTCCCTCAGCGCGCATAGTCTGGCTCTGCTGCGGCCGACAATCCGCGCGCCGGGTTCGGAGCTATGGGCGAGCTGGAATCCACGACGCAAGTCGGATGCGATCGATGATTTCTTGCGCGGCCGCAAGCCGCCGGGATCGATTGTCATCAACGCGAGCTGGCGCGACAATCCGTGGTTTCCACCCGTGCTCGACGAGGAGCGACGCACCGACCTTTCGCTCTACCCCGGCCGTTACGATCACATCTGGGAAGGCGGATACGTGCAAGCATTCGAAGGCGCTTACTTCGCGGAGTTGCTCGGCCAGGCGCGCAAGGACGGACGGATCGGCAAGGTCGCCGCAGACCCGCTACTGCCGCTACGGGCCTTCATCGACATCGGCGGTGCTGGTGCGACGGCCGACGCATTCACGATCTGGATCGTCCAATGGGCCGGCAGCGAGATCAAGGTGCTCGATTACTACGAGTCGGCCGGCCAGGTACTGGCGTATCACGTCAACTGGCTGCGCTCGCGTGGCTATCAAAACGCGATCCTCTATCTGCCGCACGACGGCATGGCAACCAACAACGTCACGGGAAAACGCTACGAGGACCATCTCCGCGACGCCGGCTTTGCCGTCGAGCCGCCGGTGAAGAACCAGGGCCGCGGCGCCGTGATGATGCGGATCGAGGCGCTGCGCAGACTCGGACCGCAGATCTGGTGGAACGAGGACACGACCGAAGCGGGGCGCGACGCAATCGGCTTCTATCACGAGCGCAAGGACGAACTGCGCAATGTCGGCCTCGGCCCCGAGCACGACTGGTCGAGCCACGCCGCCGACGCGCTCGGCCTGATGGCGATCTGCTACGAAGCGCCGGGGAGGGCAGGGAGTTTCAATCGAGTGATCAAGTACCGGGAGCAGGGGTGGGTGTAAGTCGTGGTACGAGGCGCCATCAGACCGGATCCGGAGATCAGTTACTTCCTTTGCTTTGAAGTGGCGTCGTAGATTCGCTGCACCGCTTCCGGGCAGTATGCAAGTGGACTGCCATCGTCCTTGAATTCCCTGTTCGAGCTTTTCCGCAGGAGCAGGGCTTTGTCATCGATCCGTTTCAAGATCACGGTTTCTGAACTTGGTGGCGTGTTGCAGGCGACGAAAACCTGGATGTTGTCCGGATTGTCTCGGATGGAGGTCACGCCGCACTTGTCGGTGCCGCTCGCAATTGATCGCTGATCGAGATCGATGGTGGTGGTTCCTGACTGCAGACAGCGCTCGCTGAAATCAGTGCCAGGGGTCGCATAGACGCCAGGCTTCGGTCGCCAAGGATGTTGCATCGCGCTTTGCTCGGCGGCCTTCCTTTCGTCTTGTGCTTTGTTGTCGGCATACAGGCGCTGAGCCCCCGGGGGGCAATAGTCGGCCCTCCATGCCGGTCCTTTGAATTTTCCATTAAGTGTTTTCCGGACCGAGATCGCCTTCCCGTCAACCTGTCTGACCAGCATGGTCTCCCGGAATTTCCTGTCCTCAGCGTTGCGGCCCCGCGAGCCGAGAGTTTCCGCGAGGTTGTAATCGTCGCAGCTCATGTCAAGTTTGACGGTACCATCGGCCATGTCGGAAACCGTTCTGACCCTGCAGCCCCATTCGTTTCCGCCGACTGAGTTTCGCGAAAGCTCGATAATGAAGTCACCGTACTCCAAACATTGCGCCTCGAAATCCTTGCCGGGACTGGCGTAAAGGCCATCGGCTGGACGCCACTTCTCGACGGTCAATTTGGTCGTGTTCTGCGCCGAGACATCGGTGATTTGGCCGGCAACGCAGGCGAGCGCCAAGGCGGCGTATGTCATGCGCGAACCCGACGTCGATCTTGCATCTGGTCCGAGTCTCTCACGCACGGTGCCTGCTCCGTCAAATCGAAGAGTTGTCGGACCGAAGATACCTGATCAATTCAAGGTTGATCAATAGAATAACCGATTATGGAGTTCGATATGTCATGGCAAGATACGATGCGAAGAACATTGCCTCCACTGGTTGGGATCGACCTCATGTCACTAGCCGATATGGTGAGGTAAAGCAGCGACCACCGGGCTCAACGAACCCGCACCGAGGCGTCGATTTCAACTACAACGTCCCGGGGCAATTTGGCCCCAATCTAATCAATCCGGCATTGCGTTCGCCGGTGGCGGGTGTCGTTACGCAGGCAGGCGGAGGTCGGTATGGAACGATAGCCATCCGAGATGCAGATGGCTTCTCTCACGAAATTCTGCATAGCCATTCACAGTACGTCTCCGTTGGCGATCCGGTCGCTGCAGGCCAATTTATTGGAACCATGGGCAATACGGGCGCATCAAGCGATCCCAAAAAGGCAAATCACGTCCACTACCAACTTCGAGACCCCGCGGGTCGTGTGATCGACCGAGCGCCTTCTGGGATCAACACGCACCGTTTGACCCCAACCCGGCACCGCCAGCCCACGTCGACGACTACCGGCGTTACCTGGGAGCAGCCGGTAGATCCGCCGCGGATCGAGATGCCCCGGGCGCCGGCTCCGACGATAACAGGGACGTTCGTCGCCTTGTGCGGATGTCACCGCAGACCGCGGCGATCCTTTCCGACCAAATGACAAGACCAGCCACAATGCCCAACGAGCTTCCCGACGACCAGCCCGCCTCGTTCGAAAGCCGCTTCGGGGATTGGACGTCTTCGGGGCCGACAGCCGCACCACGTGGCCCCTATCAAGCGATATCACCGAACGTCTACTCGCAATCCGGGATCGTCTCTGGCGATCCGACGCCGGATTATCCGTTTCCGATGTCGATCCGAGGCGTTGTAAACGAGGCCGGCGCGCCAGGTGAATGGGCTAACGGCAAGTTGCGGTCACCTAACTGGAAGAGAACACAGTAGTTCAATGTTGGCCCGGAGCATGGCTGGGTCGAGCCGCCGCCCCGCCGGCTCGACTGTCCTGATTTCGACCTGCCCGAGGCGCCGGGCTGGGCAGGAAATATCAACCGAGGGATCAGGTATCGCGGGACCAGCCGTCAGCCCGCCGTCGTTTGATCAGTTCGCCGGAGAAGCGGCGCTTACTGAGGTTTCTTTCGAGCGTTGACGTACGCTTTCTGAGTTGCCGCAGGACAATATGCAAACTGTGCGCCCGGGCGCCCAAATTTTCCGTTCTGAGTCTCACGAAGAAAGAGCGTCGTCTCGTTGATCTTCTTGAGCTGGATGATTTCGGTGTGAGGCGTCGGCCTCTCGATGTCAGTGCAGGTCAGGTCAAGCCGCAATTCACCCGGCGCCGTATCCGTCGTCCGGTTGATCTTGCATTCTTCTTCGCCGCCGTTGATACTATTGTTTTTCCAATCGATACTGGTGTCACCAAATTCCAGGCATCGGTCGTTAAATCCTCGTCCAGTCACGGCGTAGACACCATCCTTCGGACGCCAAGCGTCCATCGCGGGCTTTGCGGGTTCTTGCGCAGAGACCGTCTCAGCCGCAATCACCAGGACCCGCGATGCCGAAGGTGAACCGTATCGCCGAGCGGCCGGTCGATGGTTTGATGTTTGGAGATTGACGTCGAGATTGCATTGGTCCTCGCACCGCGGGTTCGATGTTGCGCAATATATCGCGCTAGCTCCGGGTTCTGCAATTATCGGCCCGAAACATGCCGCGGTTGACAGTTCATTACGTTATTCCAAGTTGTCATGCTTATCTCCGGGGTGGTTGATGCGACAAAATGGCCGTCAAGATCGTGGCCACCGATGCGAGCCGGGCAATCGTCGGAGTTGGTTGTTTGCGGATGCGCCTCTGCGAACGAGTAGGCAATCAAGCTGCTTTGGCGTGCGTCCTGACCGGCGCAACTGCCTGTCAGAATAGCGATCTCAGACGTCACATTCCCATACCCAGGTTTTCAATCATGGCAAAAATGTCGACTTCCGACCTCAAGGCAATGCTCGCCTCCGAAAAGGCCGACGCGCTCGCGGCGCTGTCCGCGGCGCGGCTCGCGGAGGAGCGGGCGGATGCAATGGACTACTATCTCGGCGACATGCGCAAGGACATGCCGGCGCAGGACGGCCGCTCGCGCGCCGTCTCGACGGACGTCGCCGACACCATCGAAGGGCTGATGCCTTCGCTGATGGACATCTTCGCTGGCTCCGACGAGGTGGTGCGCTTCGAGCCTGTCGGCCCCGAGGACGAGGCCGCCGCGCAGCAGGAGACCGATTACGTCAATCACGTCTTCATGCAGCAAAACCCCGGCTTCATGACGCTCTATTCTTTCGTTAAGGACGCGCTGTTGTCGAAGGTCGGCGTCGTCAAAGTGTGGTGGGAGGAGCGCGAGGAAGAGAGCCGCGAGACCTACTATGATCTCACCGACGACCAGTTCGCGCTGCTGGCGCAGGCGGTGACGGAGTCGAACGGCGCGATGAAGATCATCGAGCATACCGCGCACGATCTTGCCGGCGAGACCCAGACCGAAGCGACGAGCTGACATTGCCGTCCCCTGTCGACGCCTGATCTCGGATGGGTCGTCGCCGGGGCGCGATGAAGGCAGGAACATCACGATGGAGGGAGATCGCAGCAATGGGCGCAATCAATTTTCGCGACGGGTACGAATTCGACCCCGGTACTTACGCCACCGGCGGTGGCCTGTCCGGCCTGCTGCGGCGTGCGATGCAACAGCGGAATTTGCTGCAGATGGAGGGTGATTCTGGCGAACCGCCGAACGCCGTGCCCAACTACGGCCGCGATATTTTCAGTAGCGCGCAGGGCGGGCTGCTTCGCAGACTCCAGGCGTTGAAAATGGAGCAGGACCAGGACCAGTCGATTCCAGGCTCTGGCGAAGGAACGCTTCGTATGCCGCGTGATCCAAGCTTCAGGCAGCTTTCGCGACTTCCAAACAACGTTCAACGCAGGTGCCCGACGATCCAGCGTCACGGGCGACACCTCCACCTTCGATTCCACAATCTGAGAGCGATCAGGCGCTGCAAGCGCGAGAGGTGGCTGCGGCGCGAGTGGCTCGCGGCGTGAGAAGTGCGGTTCGAGCGAATGCGCCGGCACCGGATCCGCTTGATATCGCGAAGTCAGCAGGGATTGGAGCCGTCAACGGTGCTATCGGTATCGCCGGCTTGCCCGGCGATGTGCTTACCGGTTTTGGTCATTTTCCGAAGAACGCCGTTCCGAACCTGTGGAGACGGAGTAACGATCTTCCGCCGCTCCCCGACGATGCACCCGATTACTTCGAGTCGTGGAATGCAGACGCCTGGCGGCATTCGCTCGAAAACCTTGTCGGCGAATTGTATCAGCCGAAGACTGCGGCCGGACGTTACGCGGAAACGATTGGCGAAATGGTACCGACCTTGGTCGGCGGAGAAGGGCTCGTCGCCGCACGCAACCTGGCGAAGTCGGGCGCAGTTCTACGTCGCTGCCCGCGACATTGTCCAAACATGCCGTGCTGCCAGGCGTGGCGGTTCAGGCGATGGAGGATGCCTATCCGGAGAGTTCCGCGGGGCAGGCTTTGCAGAAAGGCTGGCCCTGGCTGCGCCGCGGTGTTCCGTTGGCGCTCGCAATTCGGGGAAATCGTGGAAAGTGAAAATCTCGTCCCTCGCTTCACTTTCGGAATGCGAGCAGGACCTCCACCAGGAAATTCACGATATTGCCTGCGATTGAACTGCGTTTCAAATCGGGCTGAGGACTTGGAAATTGTATTTCGATCAACACGAATATCAGCCAGCCCGCCTGAATCAATCTCCAAGAGCCATCTTTGTCTTCTCCCAGGAGCGGATTGGGAATCGCCAACAAACATGGCCAAGCCAGAAAGCATATCCAAAACAATACCGAAAGCACAAGGCGAGCAATCGAGCGCTTCTCATCGTCAGGCGGTGGTAGTGCTTCGTTTGTCATGATCTGCGCAGATGCGGACATTTTGTCACATCTAGCTTCCTTTCGTCTGCATCGAGCAGTTCGACCGGTTGTGCCTATCGATACCTTTCTTGATAAAAATATTGATTGCTACCAGAAGTTTCAACCCACTTGTCTTTGCTGCGAGCCCCGTTGGTCATGACTTTTGTCTCCAACGGTCCGCCACGCGCGGTGCGGTTTGCATTGGGATGGCGGACTCAAGTCTCGCTCGGGATTTCGCCGTAAGCGCTCCGATCCTCTCGGGCTTCCGGTCAATTTCCGATCTCTGGTATCCTCGGGCGTCGATCGCTCACTCTCAGTTCTTGAAATAGTACACCGCGTATATCAGCAGCACGCTGCCTGCTGCCAACCACATATACAATATCCGTTCGTTGCGGATCGCCCGCGCGAGATGTTCGCGGCCGTCCTCGGTGAGGCGCGCTGGATCGATTTGTGTCGGACGGACGCCGCGGAAATCACCGAGGTTGAAGATGCGTCCGAACACTCGCATGGCGACAGCGATGCCGGGGCCAAACGAAAAGCGCATCAATCAGCCAGAGCCCGCCCTTGCGCACCACCGCCGCTTGCGATGATCGCACGTCTTGCGGCCGCATCTGTTCGTCTGGCGAGATGTGGCGGACAATCCTTCTCTCATCTCTCACATTCAATGAAGCGAGAAGATACAAACCACAAAGCCATATCGCGATGAGGCCGCTTAGCAGGTAACTCATGGTCGTCTCGCCATTTGAGTTTCTCTCGATGCCGGCAACGCTATGGATCGGGGCATCCCGGGCGTCGCTCTGGCGTGCCGGTTCGATCGTAGAGATATTCGCTATCACGGTAACGTTCAAACCGGAGCATATGAATGACAGTCAACGAAAGGAAGGTCCGGTAGCCAGATGGCGTGTCCGTCTGTCTGCCTGTTCCGTTCGGAAGGGTCGGTGGAACGTACTACTGGAGCCCGGGCGCAGGCCGATGCCCCACACTTTACCGTAACGCGAAGCTTTGGTCTGCCGGGCGCCGGCGCGACTGTGGTCTTCCGCAGGCAGGGAATGACACGCTTGGTCCAGGCATCAGCGGAAATGTATCGACGGTTTTTCCGTGTACGTATCGGTGTCGGATCGGTCGGCGCTGCCAGCGAATCGCCGGTCAGCTATCTGGGCCGGAGCGAGCGAGGTCCGTTCCGCGAGAGCATGGGGGATTGGCCTACGTCAACCGCGCCCGTCGAGCTTGGAGTCCAGCAGGGGCGGCATCGCGGCCGCGACCGGGTGGCTTGTGCGGTTTGATGCTGGATTATCCGCGCGACAACCGTCGACGGGTCGCTGACGTCTGCGTGGGATGGCGAAGCGCCGGAATTCGGTGCATAGTGTCGACTGTCGTCGAAATGTCCGGGGAATTGCCATGTCCGCCGTCTTCTTTGTCATCACCGCGATCGCCGTGATCTGGTCGGCCGTCAAAACCGAAGTTATTCACCGCGAGCTTGTCGATTCATTTCCTCCCCAGTTTCAGGACGACCTCATGTCGAGATACGCGCTCCACACCTATGCTCTCGCGTCGTCGACGCCACTATCTCAGCAAGCTGAATACATGAAGACGCTGTACGGCGGGTGTGCGGCAGCCCTGAGCGGTTCGCTCGGATTCTTCGCGGCAGGAAACCCTGTATTCGGATGCCTCGTTCTGATCGGGTTCTTCTGGGCCTCTTATCAGACATTCAAATCCCGGAAGATCTATCAAGCGAACTGCGCGCTGGCAGACGGTCAGGCGGGATAAGGAGCAGATATGACAGCAGGTACTTATGGTGGAGGAACGTTTGGCAGCAAGTGGGGTGTTGGAGGTGGTGCATATATCGACAATCGTGGCAGGCTCTATCCTCAGTTTTACGTTGGAACGCCTCGCTTAGGACTGTCTGCGGGATATACTTCAGATCTTGAAGGATTGCTGACGGGACCGTCTGCATCCGGCGGCGTCGGATTCGGGCCAGTTCGCGGGAATATCGGGACGAGCGGTGGTGCCACCGGTGTTGGCTTTGGTACGCCTGGTTACGGCATAACATATGGCTTTGGGCCCTACGAGCTGTCCGATGATTATTCGCAGCCCTGGAAGAGGCCACTGATCCGCGATTCTGCCGCAGCTGCGGGAATCCCTACCAGAAGCAATGTCTGGGAATACGACTACCCGGACGCTAGCACAGGGCGGTCTACGTCATTTGACGCTGCAGGGGCTTCCGCGCCAGTCCGTTCGCCTCGTGAAATCGCAGACTTTCTTGCTCGGTTCTTCGTTTCTCCGCAGCCTGATGGAGTGGGGCGAACCAGCACATTCGTGCGCGACTCCGCCGCGGGGGCCGGTGTACCCAGTCGCAATAACGTCTTTGAGTATGGATATCCGGAGCCCGCGTCGGGGTCGCCTCCCCTGAACGAGGCGCCGGCGCATGGCGGCGTGCATCCTGGTGCGAGCGGCGGCCTTCTGGGGCAGATTGCTGCGTTAGGTGACAACGCCCGGAATCGAGAATGGTCGGCACCCGCGATCGAGCCGCGGCGACCGGCCGAGGTGTTCAGCGAAGGTGCGCCTCCCGTCCGTTTTCTCGATCGAGTTTCCGGACCGTTGCAGCGTGACCTTGGTGACCCGCGGATTTCCGATCCGTCATCGTACGATCTGAACGATCTTCTGCAAGATTACGTGCGCAGCAGCTTCGTGCGCAGATAGACGCGCGGCGTTTGCTCCTGCGCGTGTCGCGCGCCTAAGCCGCCGCCAACCTCCATCAGATGAGCTCAACAAAATGGCTGTTCCCTTGCTTCCGGGGCCGGCGGCGATGCCGCTTGCCTCGATCGTGACGCACGACGTCACCATCGTCACCACGCGAAAGCTCGCGCAGGCGAGGGTGATGGGCGTGCCGCCGGAAGAATTCGGCATCGAACGCGGCGCACGCAGCATCCGCGATTGCAATTACTGCTTCCACGAAGTGGTTACCAAGACGGAAGCGCAGCTCATTGCCGAAGGCTTCGATGCCGCGCAGATCAAGTCGCTGAATGACTATACAGGCTACGCCAATATCGAGACGCTGGCGCGCGACACCGCCGACGAGCATTTCGGCACCGGCGCCGGCGGTGCCAATTCGGCGGCGCGGCAGGTGCGGATCACCGAGCACTACGTGCGGATGGACTATGAAGATAACGGCCGTCCGTGCCTTTACCAAGTGATCACCGGCGGCGAACAAAGCGAGATCCTGCGCAAAGACGGCCGTGACTGCATCACGCCGTTCGACACCATTCCGTTCGCGTCGACGACGCCGGTGCCGATGACGCACCGCTTCTTCGGCCGCTCGATCGCCGACCTGGTGATGCCGCTGCAGCGCGAGAAGACCGCATTGAAGCGCGGCGCGCTGGACAATCTCTATCTGCACAACAATCCGCGCGTCGAGGTCGCCGAGAGTAATGCCGGGCCCAACACGCTCGACGATCTGCTGGTCTCGCGGCCTGGCGGCGTCGTGCGCACCAAGACGGCAGGCGGCTTGAACTGGCAGGTGGTGCCCGACATCACCACGTCGATCTATCCGATGATGCAGTATCTTGACGCCGAGCTCGAGAGCCGCACCGGCCTCAGCCGACAGTCGCAGGGCATCGACGCCGACGCGCTGCAGAACCAGTCGGCGACCGCGGTGGCCCAGGTGTTCTCGGCCTCGCAGATGCGGATCAAGCTGATCGCACGGATCATGGCGGAAGGCGTGCGCGACATGTTTGCGCTGCTGCACGGCACGATCCGCAAGCACGGCCAGCAGCAACAAACCGTGCGGCTGCGCAACGCCTGGGTCACGGTCGATCCACGCAACTGGAAGACCCGCGACGACATGACCATCAATGTCGGCCTCGGCACCGGCGGCAAGGCACAGCAATTCGCACAGGTGATGGCGCTTGCCAATGTGCAGAAGGAGCTGATCGGCGGCGGCAAGGTCAACATGGTCGGCGACCGGGAGCTTTACAACACCGCCGTCGAGCTGACCCGGATCATGGGGCACAAGAACCCGGGCCGGTTCTTCAACGATCCGACCGCCGTCAATCCGCAGACCGGCCAGTTGTTGTATCCGCCGCCGGCGCCGCCAGCGCCGCCGCCAGATCCGCGGGTCTTTGCGCTGCAGGCCAAGGCGCAGGCGGATCAGCTTGCCGTCGCGCATCGTGCTCAGGTCGAGCAGCAGAAGGCCCAGGCCGATGCGATCCACCAAAAACTCAAGGCCGAGGCCGAGATCGAGCTGGCCAAGATCAAGGCCGAACTCGACGCCCAGATCAAGGTGTTCGACGCGCATCTGAAGGCCGCGACAGAAGCGCGAAAATCAGAGCGCGCCTCGGTGCCGGGCGCACGGAAGGCGAGGGACGGCCACCATTATGTTTCGGACCCGAAGCGGCCCGGCAAATTCCTGATGGTCGTTCATCATGTCTGAATTCTCTCTGGTGCCCGTCGAGCATCAACCGGAGTTCGGAGATGTTTCATTCATTCCGGTTGATCACGACCCGTTCAGCCTGGACGATTTGAGTCAGGCTGCTGGAACGCAAGCCCAAAGCCAACCTCAGCCACGTCCGACCGGCGCTGTCGCCCCGAATGTCAGTGCATCAATCGCGCCGCCAGCAAGGCCAAGTGTACCCTATGATCAAGATTCCGTGGACAATGGTGTCGCGGGTCAAATCGCCGCACAGAATTCGACGTCAGCGGCGATATCTCCTCCCAGCGGTTCGAACGGCGATTGGTCGACGTACAATCGGCCGACCGGCGAATTGAAGACGGCGAAGTACACGCCCACGCAACGCATTGGCTATCTCGCAGCCGACGCGCTGATAGCGCTTGGCATGCAGCCCTACACCGCCAACGATCTGGCCTCGCGCATTGGCAATGTGCTTGGGTTAACGCCGTTTGGCGTTGTCGGCTCTGCGCTCGACCTTATCGATGCGAAACGTCGCGACGATCTCCCGAGGGCCGCGGCGGCGGCAACCGGAATGATACCGGGCGCAAAGCGGCTGGGTGCGCTAAAGGCCGCAAATATTGCGAAGGAGATAACTCTTTCGCGCTCGATTCACGGTGAGGCAGCCGCGCATGCGGCCGATGCCATTAATGCAGGTCACCCAAGCGTCCTGACGATTAATCGCCCTGGCAGCCGCGCGAACAGACGGGCAGCGACTGGCAAGCTGGATAAGGTTGCTGGCAAGGACCTAGACGAGTACCCTGGTGCGATGTTTCGAGAAGGCGGTGCTGAGGCTGACGTTCGGGCGATCAATCGAAATCACAACCGGTCGGGCGGTGCTTCTGTCGGCAATTCAGGTCGTGGATAGCCCAACGGGGCGCGAATCAAGATCAACATTGGAGATTGACGATGGCAGTCACGATCGGTTTCCAGCTCTCCTATGGGCAACTTTCAGTGTTCGCGAGCGCGCTGAAGGATCCATATAATGACTGGACTGATCAACATATCTCGCAGGGCTTCACTTGGCGGCCTGGCAGCGTGTCGTTCAGCTCTATGGTCGGGTCCGGTCGACACTCGGTCGATATCCATGTGGTGAACCACGCCGCTCCCGTTCACCCCAATGCGGTACGCGCAGTAGAGGTCCCCTTCGAGGTTCCCGCTGACGGGGCCATAGAAGTCGGAAGTATTTCGGAGACCGTTCCGCTGGAGCTGCCGGCCGGATCGTTTCTGCTACGCTGCGAGTTCTTCCAACCGTCTGGCACCCATGAAGACGAGCGAGTGCGACTAACCTTTGCGAAGAAGGACGCTCCTCGCTTCGCGGTTGTTCGCGCAGATCCGGAACTGTCGATCGGTGATGAATTGCTAAAGACGGCTCGGCCAGCCATTTAGTGGAGCGGTTGCCGGCACCAATGCGAAATCAGCAGGGCATAGCTTCGACGTCGCCGAAAGCCGTTTGATGCTGCAACGACAAGGTTCAGCGCCGCAATGCCAATCTAGCGGCTCTTGCGGGTCGGTTAACGTGCACTTCGCTAGCACAGCAGACGGTGCGGTTGGGTAACGCCTGGATCACGGTCGATCCGCGCAACTGGAAGACCCGCGATGACATGACGATCAATGTCGGCCTCGGCACCGGCGGCAAGGCGCAACAATTCGCGCAGGTGACAGCGCTTGCCAATGTGCAGAAGGAGCTGATTAGTTGCGGCAAGGCCAACATGGTCGGAGACCGCGAACTGTACAACACGGCCGTCGAGTTGACCCGGATCATGGGGCACAAGAACCCGAGCCGGTTCTTCAACGATCCGACCGCGGTCAATCCGCAGACCGGGCAGCTATTGTATCCGCCGCCGGCGCCGCCATCACCGGCGCCCGATCACGGGTGCTGGCACTGCAGACCAAGGCGTAGGCCGATGCGATCCATCAAAAGCTCAAGGCCGAAGCCGAGATCGAGCTGGCCAAGATCTAGGCCGAGCTCGACGCCCAGATCAAGGTGTTCGATGCACATCTAAAGGCTGCGACGGAGGCGCGGAGATCGGAACGTGCTTCCTTGCCCGGTGCGCGAAGGGCGAGGGACGGTCACCACTATGTTCCGGATCCGAAGCGACCGGGCAAATTCCTGATGGTCGTTCATCGTGTCTGATTTTTCGCTGGTGCCCGTCGACCATCAACCGGACTTCACAGATGTATCCTTAATCCCTGTGGACCACGACCCGTTCAGCGTCGATGAGGCGCCCCAACAGGCCGGACGACAGCTGGACAATCCGCCCCAACCGCTTGCGACGGGCACAGGTCTGCCCGATGTCGGGCCGCCGGCCATTGATGACGGGGGGCAGTTCTCCCCCGGAATCCCATTCGTCAACAAGGCGGCCGAAATTGCCAGCAAGGTTGCCTATGCCAAGATGGTCCAAGCTGCGACGTTACCGCAACGAGCGATAGACGCCTCCAAAGAGGATGTGCAGCACTACGGCGAAGTAGCGTCCACGTCAATCCGGGCCGCGATCGCGGTGCAGGCAACGAACGCGGATCGAAGTCGCGATCGCCGCCCGCCGGCGCAACAACAGCACGCGCAGAACACTACCATCCATCGCTACGCCAAGACGCGAGAGAGCGAACTGGCCACAGCTAAGGCCGGGCTGAAAGCCACGATCGGCGCTGCTCGATGCGGATCCGAAAGCGGAGAATGAAGCAAAGCGCAGCATCCGTCGAACACGGTCCCTTCTCTGGAGAACCCCAGCAATGACGAATACTGATGAATCGAGACTTGACCAGGCCGTAGGCCGCGCGGTCAGGGCCGAACGCCTGCTCGCCGACGAATTGCTCGCCGAAGCATTCGCGAGCCTCGAGCATGCGTATACAGCTGCTTGGCGGTCGACGACGATCGACGACGCGTCCGGCCGTGAAAAGCTGTTCCTCGCCATCAACGTGGTCGGCAAGGTGCGCGATCACCTTACCGCTGCGGTCACAAACGGCAGACTGGCGAAGGCTGAACTGAAGGAGCTGGCGCAGACGGCGGAGCGGAGGAAGCGGTTCGGTATCCTGTAGGACCGCTTGACAACGTTCCCGTTATGTTCAATTCTGGGTTGCTTGGTGTTTCTCGTGCGAGCCTCAGGATGATCCTCTCGACATCGCAATGGTGGGCAGCTTCATCCTGGACGTCGTGATTAAGACCGCGCTCATCTATTGGTCGGCTGCTCTCATTACTCTGGGCATGATAGCAGCCGGTGGCTTCGAGCCGGTGATCGCTTGCCTTGTCTTGGCGGCGTCGCTTTCGAGTCTTCATTTTCTCTGCCTTTTCCTCGGTGGCAGATTTGTGGAGTCGCTTGAGGAGGCAAACATTCGGCGCAGCGTCTCCTCAGGTTCGTCCTTGTGCTGATCTCCGCCAACGTCTTTTTCATCGCGAGTTTAGTTGCGCTCCTTTCCGTCTCAGGCGGTGTTTACAATAGCGTCCTCGTGGGCATGATCGTGGCTGCCACCAATCTGGTGCCCGTTCTGTTCGTCGCGGTGACCAGCGGCCTTTTGAGCCTCATCAAGCTTTCGGCCTGATCGACTGCTGTCGATCTCCCGTGGCAGTCATCATTGCCCGCGTACGCGCATCTGCAATTCCGTCACAGTGCGAGCGTCCAATGGATCTGAGCATACAATCGATCTTATCGACGCCGCCAGCCGCACCCATCCGCCATCTGGGCAGTACGCGTGTCAGATATTGAAAATCGATGGAGGTCGCCGAGGCGGTTGCTTCTCAAGTCGATGAAGAAAACCCAACATACGAGTTGACACGTCGGGCAACTCACTAGCATAATCTCACCATCAAGAGTTTTGAGCCCGCGCCGGAAACGTCGCGGGTTTTTTCGTGACGCCGACCCTGTGCGACACGCAGGCGCCACGGCGGAGACAAGGGCGGGCCGAACCGGAAGCAAGCTTCCGCGCCATCGCGCAGCCCGAGCGCTCACCACCCAAGACCATCACGTCCGCACATCAGGATGACGAACGCGTCCGCCAACCGGCGGCGCGGTCGCATGCGTTGTCGGACAGCACAAGGACCAACACATGGCTCTGCCTACCAACACGGTGACGACATATCAGGCGATCGGCAACCGTGAAGACCTCAGTGATATGATCTATCGCATCGATCCGACCGACACGCCGTTCATGAGCGGCGTCGACAAGGAAAAGGCCTCCGCCGTCAACCACGAGTGGCAGACCCAGGCGCTGGCGCCGGCCTCGAACGCTAACGCTCAGCTCGAAGGTGACGATCCCACCGCCAACGCGCTGGTACCGACCGTGCGGCTCGGCAACCTCTGCCAGATCTCCTACAAAATGGCGCAGGTGTCGGGGACCCAGCAGGCGGTGGACCATGCCGGCCGCGACAACGAGCTCGCTTACCAGGAGATGCTGCGTGGCCTCGAGCTGAAACGCGACATCGAGACGATCCTCGTCGGTAGCAGCCAGGCGAAGGCTGCCGGCTCGACCAGCGCACCGCGCAAGACGGCGTCGGTGCTGTCGTGGATCGTGAGCAATACGTCGAAGGGAACGGCCGGCGGCGGCGCCGATCCGGCTGCGGCCGACGGCACCGGTACGCGCACCGACGGCACCCAGCTGGCGTTCACGGAAGTGCGGCTGAAGACCGTGCTGTCGTCGATCTGGACCAATGGCGGCAAGCCCGGCACCATCATGACCGGCGCCTTCAATAAGCAGGTCTTCTCCACCTTCACCGGCCGCTCCACTGCGATCGAGGAAGCCAAGTCGAAGAAGATCGTGGCGTCGGTCGACGCCTACGAATCCGACTTCGGCAAGCTGAAGGTCATCGCCAATCGCTTCCAGCGTCCGCGCGACGTTCTGGTGCTTGAAATGGACAAGTGGGCCGTCGCCTATCTCAACGGCCGCAACATGATCTCGATCCCGCTGGCAAAGACCGGCGACTCCGACCGGCGTCAGGTGCTCGCCGAGTACGCGTTGGTCGCGCGTAACGAGAAGGCCTCCGGCGGTGTGTTCGACAACACCACGTCCTAGCCGGGTCATCGCGATCCGCGGGCAACCTTGGTTGCCCGCTTTCCCTTGTCCGCTTTCCTTTGCATCAGGAGCCTTTATGCCACTTCCCGGTAATCACACTCTCAATACCGAGCATCTGACGGCCTATACGCCGTCATGCGGTGCGTCTCCCGCTGCCGCCTACATTCGTATTCCCTTTCGTTGCCGCGTGCTGAAGGCGACAGGAGTACTCGGCGGCGCGATCACCACGACCGATGGCAGCGTTACGGTCACCGCCAACGGCAACACACTGGCGACCTTCACGGTACCTCAAGCCGGATCGGCCGCGGGGCTGCTGTTCTCGGCGGTGCCGCCTTCGCCGACCTATCTGAACGAAGACGATGTCGTCGTGCTGACGCCGTCGGGTGCGTCCGGGGCCGCCGTTCCCATGTACTTCTCTCTCTCGGTGAGGACGGCCTGATGTCATTCTTTCCCAAGCAGCCGGCGTCGCGCCTCGGCGTCACCCAGACGATTGCTTACGATTCGAGTGTCGGCGCGGCGAACGCGTTCGGTACAGAGACCTATCAGCTGCGCCTGGTCGCCAACTCCGCTTGTTGCTATCGGATCGGCGACGGCACTCAGACCGCGACGATCGCGGATAGTTATCTCCCGGCGAACGTCGTCGAATACGTCATCGTCAGTCCCGGACAGCAGATCGCAGCGATCAAGGCGGCAACCAATGGCCTGGTCACAGCAACTGCCGGAACTCTCTGGATCGCGGAGATGTCGTGATGGACGGCGTCCTGATCAGGCCACATTTCGACGGCAACGGGCGCGACCTTGCGATCGAGCACCTGCAGGATGTCGAGCCGATCCTGCAATGGAATCATGAGGCGCGGCGCGACCAGCAGCGCAACGAATGGGGCCGCCACGTCGCGCGGATCCCGAACGTGATCTACGTCAAGTGGCTCAACGAAGAGCACGCCAAGGGCAACACCTCGGTGCGGATGTTTTCGCCCGAGTTCGACGGCATCGTACAGCGCAAGCTCGACGATCCCGAATGGGCCTACTTGCGGACCGATCGACCGAAGCTGCAGTCCGGATGGACAACGGGGGCGACGTGACACAGATCGTGGATTATGCCTCGCTGCAGTCGGCGGTCACGGAGTATCTGGCGCGCGATCAGGATACGGTTCTGATCGCGCGGATTCCGACCTTCATCCAGCTCTCCGAGGCGAAGCTCAATCGAGAGTTGTTTGTTCGCCAGATGGAACAGCGCGCGATCGCCGTGATCGATCTCACCTCCAACCAGCCCGAGTTCATTGCGTTGCCGTCGGATTTCCAGTCGATGCGCCGGATTCGGCTGTCGGGTGTGTCGGGGATGCCCAGTCTCGAGTTCAAGTCAGGCAAGCAGCTTGACGAATATCGGTTCGGCATCTCCGACGTTGCAGGACAGCCGCGCTACTTCACAATCTTCGGCAACGAGATCGAAATCGCACCGACGCCCGACAAGGCCTACACGATTGAAATGGTCTATCGGCGGGTAGTCCCGCCGCTCGCCAGCAATGATCCGAACTGGCTGCTGTCGGCGGCGCCGGACTTGTATCTCTACGGCGCGCTGCTGGAAGCCGCACCCTACCTGAAGGATGACGGGCGCATCCAGACCTGGGCGCTCGGCTTCTCGGCCGCACTCAGCAGTCTCAACAATCTGGGGCTGACCTCGACCTTCAACGCCGGGCCGATGACGGTTCGCGCTTCCGGTCAGATCATCTAGGAAAATCCATACAATGGCTGCCTTCAACAAGTTCAACTGTTTCGTGCAGGACGTGGCCAACGCGCTGCATGACATGAAGACCGGAACCGCGCAGGTCTACAAGGTGTATCTCACCAACGCGCTGCCTGCCGCGACCAACACCGTCTACAATGTGCCTGCCGATCTTTCCGCCGGCAACGGTTACGTGGTGGGTGGAACGTCAATCGGCACGATCGCGGGATCACAAACCTCCGGCACGTTCAGGTTCTTCGGCGCAACGAATCCGGCTTGGACCGCGGCCGGTGGATCGATCGGCCCGTTTCAATATGCTGTCCTTTACAACTCGACGTCTCCAACGAGGCCTTTGATCGGGTGGTGGGACTACGGCACGGGCCTGATGCTCACCAACGGCAACACGTTCACGGTCGCTCTCGACCAGATTAACGGCATTCTGACGATTACGTAACATGGCAGCATTTCTTGACACGTGCAGATTTTCGCCGTCGACCGGCGGCACCACCGACTGGTTGGTCGCGGGGCCCGTCGGCGGATATCTGGCGCCCGCGGCGGCCGGAGCAGTCAATGGCCGGACCTACAAGTACCGCGCGGAGAGCGCGGATCTCTCCCAATGGGAGCTCGGCGAAGGAACCTGGAACGCCTCTACCGGTGTCCTTTCTCGAACCACGATCCTGTTCAACTCATCAGGAACGACCTCGAAGATCAATTTCACTGTATCGCCGCAAGTAGCGATCGTGGCCCTGAGAGAAGATCTGATCTCGATCGAGGAAGCGAACAATTTCACCGCGGCACAACGCGCCCAGGCTCGGACCAACATCCGGGCCAACCCTTCAGAAAGCGGTGTTTTCATCGTCGACCGAAACGGCACTGATCAGACCGGACTAACGGCAGCGGCATATAACAAGATCACGTGGACGAACAAGCCGGTCGATAACGAAACCTGGTTCGACACCTCGACCGGGAGATACACCCCGCAGACTGCCGGCACCTATCTCTTTGTCCTGGATTGCTCGACTGCAACAGGTACGTCTCTAACCGAAAGCTGTCAGCCGTCGCTTTACAAGAACGGCGCACGCATCAAAAACGGCGCCTATACGGCAGTTTCGAACGGAATGTCGGCCGATGCCAACAAGCTGCTTGTTTGCGCCGTCCCGATGAACGGAAGCACCGACTACGTCGAGGCTTATGTCTATTTGCCGAACGGGGTCACGACATTATTCGGCGCTGCGGCAAGCACCCATTTTCAAGGCTTCAGAATTGGCGCCTGATGCACCAGCTGGATCCTCGGTGCGAAGTTTTGGGCAACATGACGAGGTTCATCGTCGAGGTGCGGGGCACCGCCGCGCAATTTCGAGCATCAGGGGGGTCTAGCAATGTCGATACTCGGGTTCGATGCGATCGGACGCCTCGCTCTGGGACAGATGCGCGTAAGTGGCTCGAACGTTGTGGCCGGTGGCGCGGGATCATACGTCATCGGAGGAAATGGGGCGATCTTCGGCCTTCGTACGACGGGGGTGGCGACAAACTACGCACTTGCCGGCAATGCCGCCGCGTTTATCCCGACGCTGAGTGGGAGCGCGGGAAGCTATCATGAGAGTGGCGACGCCGCTCTCTTCTCCATAAGTGCAGTGTCAATCGGGACGAACTATTCCATCGTTGGAAATCCCGTGAAGACGGCGATGGCGCTCAGCGTTGCCGTAGGAAGCTACATCATTGTTTATAACCGGGTGGCGGGAACTGCTGCACTGAACGCCGGGATCGCCGCTTACCAGGTGACCGGCAGCGCTGCGGCGCTGAGTCGAGATTACGTGAATTGGTGGCCCACCCAACCCATCGCAAGCAACTGGACCGGTGAGATTGCTCCGTCCCCTGAGTGGACGATCAGCATATCGGTCTCGCCTGCCTGGACCGCGGGCGTTCCGGCGGTCTCGGCCTAGACGCTCTAGGCTGTTCCAGCGTGCGCCTGGATCGTTGATTCCGAGCGGGCAAGCCGGAATCCAAATGTGCACGAGTGCGGCTTTGCGCGAAGCGCCCCCGCCGGACGCCGCCGGTCATGGCCGGCGGGGTTGCG